GCATCTATCTTGGAGTCCTTTTTAGATGGTGTTGGTGGGGCGTTGACTTGGATGGGGACAGCGCTGGTGACGGGTTGATTGTCTTCGTCGTACCATCTCGGGATGGTGATTTGTTGCAAGTCCATGAAAATGGGGCTGGCGATTTCAGCGTCTTTGGACTTGCGCTGAACCAGTTGCAGGGGCTGGTTTGGGCCGGACGGGATGACGCTGATCTCAATATCTAGTGCGCCTCGCCAAGCTGATGAGCCTCGGGCGCGGTGCTGGGCCTCGTCTGATACGCCGGTATGGTGGACTAGGATGACCGAGCAATTGAACTCCAGCATGAGGTTGGAGCAAGCGTCCAGCATGGTCTTGGCGTCTTGGGCGCTGTTCTCGTCACCGGCCAAGAAGCGGTGTAGGGTATCTACTACTATGACTTTGGGTGGGTCGGGGAGCATACGGACATGCTCAATCACCTTTAGGTAGCCAACGGGGGTGTTCAGGTCGCAGCCGTGTTTGGATAGCCACATGCTAAGTTTTCCAGCGCTGTGGTGGTGTTTCCAAGCGGCTATCCGTCCACGCAGACCGTGGTGGCCTTCACCGGCTAGATAGACCACATTGCCTGATTTGACCTTGTTTCCGCACCATTCAGGGGTGGCGCTGGCGATTCGCAAGCACCAGTCCAGCACCACAAAGGTCTTGCCGCCACCTGATGGGCCGTGAACCATGACAAGGGCTTGCTCTTGCACCCAACGCTTGACCAGCCATGAAATGGGGCTAGGTTGGGAGGAGAATTCGTCAGCGGGGACGAGCCAGTCGGTCACTGATGGCACTAAAAGGCTAGCTAGATCATGCCCAGCTTGGACATAATCGTTGGCATCACCGAGAATCGGGGGCATAACCATGCGTGCGCCGTATTTGGCACTGGCTTGCTCGGCATAGCGCTGGCCTACGCCAGAGGCATCGTTATCGGCCACCACCACGATTTCCTGAGTTGGGCCGTGCTTTTCTCGCAATGAGCCGGTCACTGGCACTAGGTTGCTTGCGCTGTAGGCTACAACCACGGGGCGATTGGTGGTTTCATGAATGGTGGCGGCAGTGGCAAAGCCTTCGGCGACATAAAGCGTGCCAGGCTCATCTAGTGAGCCTATCTGCCAGAATTTGCCGCCGGTTTGACCGCCGGAGTGATACAGCTTGCCGCCTTCGTGGTCTATGTACTGCAAGCTAGACAATGAGCCGTCTGCATCGTACAGGGGGACAACCAAGCGGCCATCGCCTGTAGCCCTAGCGCCATGAACGCCGATACCCTTTTTGGCTAGGTAGGGGTGATCTGCAAGCGCTGCCTGTGCGCCTGTCCATATTTTCTCAACTGTCTCACTGGCGACTTGATGTTGGCGCTCGATGGCGGCGTCCCGCAAGGCTTTGGCCTCTGCCAAGCGCATGGCATGTGACATTTCCTCGGTTTGGCTTAGTTTTCGGCCTATATCTGCACGCCAAGTCTGCTCCATACCCGCACGCCAGCACCCAAAGCGGCCAGCGGGGATGCCATCGCCAAAGACCAAATACCAGCCGGGCTTGTCGCCGTGGCCTGGCGATCCCTTTGTGCCTGAGCGAAAGCGGTGAATCTTGCCATCAAAGTGGATTTCATCTGGCGGCTCCAGCCCCGCAGCTCGCATGGCGTCTATGAGTTGCGCTTCAGGGGGAGCGACTAGCTTTGCTGGGGGTGGTGACCACGGGCCACCAAGGATGTTTGAAAGGTCAGCCATGCGTCACCTTCCGACTCTCAAGATATGTTGACAGAGCTAGCATCACCTTATATGTAGGGTTGGCGTTGGGGTTGTCGCGCAAATGCCTGATGGTGTTGTAGTGAACGCCAGTGGCCTCGGCTACCTTGCCAGTCATTCGGTCTGAAAGCGCTTCTCGGATTTGCTCAAGTGTCATCATGGTTTTTTTCTTTCATCAAAATAATTTGTTTTAATGTTTGCATGTTACCTTAAATTGTGTGCTACAGTGCAAACGCACCCAGAACAGATTTCCTGAAGTGGGTGAAAATTAAGGAGAGCCAAGATGGCTATCAATCTGAAGTCAACAGGTGGTCTTACCGCCAATGGAGTTAAGTTGTTGGTGTATGGGGCAGCAGGGTCAGGCAAGACCACGTTAGTTAAGACACTGCCCAATGTGATCGTGTTGAGTGCCGAGGGCGGCTTGCTGTCTATCCAAGACGCTGATCTGCCTTACATCGAGATCACCAGCATGGAAGACTTGCGCGAGGCGTTTACATGGTGCAAAGAGTCTAAAGAGGCATCAGGCTTTCAGTCTGTGGCGCTGGACTCAATCAGCGAGGTGGCCGAGGTGGTGCTGGCCTTTGAGATGAAGAAGTCCAAAGATGGCCGCGCAGCCTACGGTGAGATGAACACCACGATGCAAGAGTTAATCCGTGCGTTCCGCGACTTGCCAGGCAAGCATGTTTATATGTCGGCCAAGCTGGAAAAAAGCACGGACGAGATGGGCAAGATGCTCTACAACCCTGGCATGCCAGGCAAGAGCCTCACCCAAGGCTTGCCATACTTCTTTGATGAGGTACGGGCACTGCGAGTCGAGCGTGATGCCGAGGGCGTAACGCAACGCGCACTGATGTGCGATTCGGATGGCCTCTGGTTGGCAAAGGACAGGTCTGGAAAGCTGGAAGCGTGGGAAGCGCCTGATCTGGGGGCAATCATTGCCAAGATTGGGGGTAAGGCATGAGCGACCTAGAAACCCTAAGCGCAGACTGGTTGCGCTACAAGACTCTTGAGGAGCGCACAGTAGTCGAGCGCCGCAAGATTGAAGACCAGATTGTCAAAGCACTGCGCTTGCCTGAAGCGTTTGAGTCTACGGAGACAGCAGAGCCAGATGGCTATGTGGTCAAAATCTCTGGCCGCATTGACCGCAAGGTTGACTCGGAGAAGTTGCAGATGCTAGCCACCGAGTCGGGCTTGACCGAGCATCTGGCTACCTTGTTCCGCTGGAAGCCCGAGCTAAACCTGACGCTCTGGAAATCAGCAGACGAATCCATCACCAAGCATTTGGCTGGTGCAATTACGGCCAAGCCTGGCCGTCCCTCTTTCAAAATCACCATTAAGGAATAATTATCATGGCTTTTCTCACAGAAACTTTTGACGTTAACGAGTTGCCAGTTGGCAACGCTGGCAACTTTGAACCGCTGCCCGTGGGTTGGTACACATGCACCATCAGCCAAGCCGAGTTGAAAGATACGAAAGCTGGCAATGGTCAGTACATCAAGTTGCGCTATGACATCACCGGCCCGAGCCACCAAGGTCGGGTAGTGTTTGGCAACCTCAACATTAAGAACGCCAACCCTAAGGCCGAGGAAATTGGACGCCAGCAACTTGGCGAGATCATGCGTGCGATTGGTCTAGTTAAGGTTGCCGACACTGATCAATTAATCGGCGGTCAGATCAGCATCAAGCTGGACATCAAGCAAGACGCGCAATATGGCGCAAGCAACGAGGTGCGGGGCTTTAAGTCAGTGTCCGGCAGCGTAGCGCCAGCCGCTACAGCAGCACCAGCCCCAACTGCCAAGGCTGCACCACCTTGGGCGAAGAAGTAAGCAAAAAAAAAGCCCCGCACCGATAAAAGTGCGGGGTTCAAGATCAATCAAGGAGAGAACCAATGAAGATTCCCGAGTCAGATAATAACATTGCGGCTTTAGTTGACAAGCACCACGAGTCAAAGTCCGAGAAGCCAAGGCCGCACCTTGGGGCTAGTACGCTAGGCCACGTTTGTGACCGCTGGCTTTGGTTGTCGTTCCGGTGGGCGGTGCAGCCTGAGTTCCCTGGCCGGATTCTGCGCCTGTTCCGCAGGGGGCATAACGAAGAAGCCACCATCATCAGCGACTTGCGTGCCATCGGTTTGGATGTTCGCAAGGTATCTGCACAGCACCGAGTTGACTTTGGAAGCCATGTCTCTGGCAGCTTAGATGCCATCATTGACAAGGGCGTGCCGGAAGCCCCAAAAGCCAAGCATGTGGCCGAGTTCAAGACGCACAGCAAGAAGTCGTTTGATGCGCTTGTCAAGGACGGGGTGGAGAAGGCCAAGCCAGAACATTTCACCCAGA